TGAAGATCAGAGACATTGTAGAACGTAATCGTGTGATGCCCCATACAGCAAAACCCATGGGATTGATTCACAAAAAAGGTTATGGTCCTAACAATAGATATGGATTCAAAAACGTGGGCAACAACAAGATGAACGAGGACATAGAATTCACCAAGCCCAACACACAGTACGAATGGTCCGAGGCGCAGAGATATCCCTACATCAAGAAACTGGGATTCGTGGGCTGGAACAAATTGGTCAACACCGGTCGACAGGTGAACGTTTCACAGTTCGGCGGCATCAGGAAAATCAGAAACACCACGGCACTGAACCAACCAATGGCGGCACGAGAACTGCCCAAGTTGGAACCGGTCAAGGTACAGAGAGCACAGCAGTCTCTGAAGATGGGCAAGTTCGAACTGCCCATCGTGATGAAGACCCCACAAGGCACACTGGACTTGGTCGCGGGCAACACCAGATTCACCATGATGGTGGCCAAGGGTATGACTCCCACAGTGTGGTATATAGATGCTTCAGGGTTAAAAGAAAACTTTGATTGGGTAAAATTAAGAACTGCCAAAGCAGTTCAACCCATGCTGTATTATCCAGGTGGTATTGATCCAAAAACCGGAAAACGAGTTCCACCCAATGTTAATCAACCCAACATCATCACAGCAGTGAATCTAAAACAAAAATTAGGTCCAGGAGAAAAACTGGTGCCATTGAGTACCCGATCAATGACCGACGATCAATGGAAAAAGTACATGGATGATTGGTGGGCAAAAAACAAGAACGATCCCAATGCCAAAGCAAAAATTGATCAGATCAAACAGAGTGCCAGTATGGTTAAAGAAAACTTTGCTGATGGCAAAGTTAAGGGAAAATCACGTCCAGGCAGAGTGAAGAAAGCAGGTGCCAGTTGTGCTGGTTCTGTGACATCATTGAGAGCCAAAGCCAAAAAATATGGTGGTGAAAAGGGCAAAATGTACCACTGGTGTGCTAATATGAAGTCTGGCAAAAGCAAATCTAAATAAATACATACAAACAAAAGGAACTAACAATGGCACAATTTATAGAAAGATTAATAGAAGCACGTGACTCAAAATCAGGTTGGGTTAAAGAAACTGCTTCTTCTATTTTATCATTAAAAAGCAGATTCGAAGCAGGCGACATCACTGAAGCAAAATATGTGGAAGGTCTTGACGCACTGAAATCAGGTGAAGGTGAAGTAGGTTCTGGTGGCAGTTATGACCACAGAGCAATCATTGACAACGCAATATTGAATCTAAAAAATATGCTGTAACCTATGCGTTACAAAGACTTCAAAATTATCGAACGCAGATTGGACTATCATTATGGGTTGGATCCTGAAATGCTGGTCTATACACACAAAGTGGGCGACATATACGGCAAAAAGAATCTAAAAGTGCCACACGCCAAATACAGCACATCTAAACGTGTTAAAAATCTACACAAACACGGTAAATAAGAGTATGCGTATAAGAGATATCATATCAGAAGTAGCATCAGCAGGCGCCACATCATCCGGCAGTATAGCCACAGTTGCTAATCCACACATTGCTATTGGCAATAAAAAAGCACGTGATGCCTATGGTAAAAAAGGTATGCCGGCTAATCCACCCAAAGCAAAGATGCAGAAACCCACTGATAACGCACTGGACATGAAAGGCACCTCAATATTTGGTGCTCCAATAAAGAGATAAATATCAATATGAAACATTCAGATTTAACCAAAAAAGAAGTAGACAAATTCCACAAAGACCTAGACAAATTGGTTCATAAAACTTTTGGTCATTCATCAGACGAAAAGAAAGATATCAAGAATGAAATGAACAAATATGGATTGACTGCGAAAGCAATCAATGGCAAATTCTACTCATACAGAAATGGTAAACTTACTGGCACATTCAACAACATCAAAGATTTACAAAAACACCAAGCAGAATTGATACAAGATGAATCAATGTCTGTGAAAGAAGACCTAGCACTGATGGCACAAAAAGCCGAGATGGATCACGAAGTGCAGATGGCAAGATCAGATTTATACAAAGCGGCAAAATATTCAATCAAACTGCATGAAATGTTAAAACAAGTTTCTGAACAGCAAGGTTTAGAAGGTTGGGTAGCGGCGAAGATTACCAAAGCATCAGACTATTTGAGTTCTGTGTATCACTACATGGAATACGAAATGATGTCTGAAACTGTAACATACCTAGATGAAGGTTGGTTAGATACAATTAAAGCGGCAGGTAGAGCAATTACTCCTGACAGTGTAAAAGCATTGTTTGATCCAGCAACTGCGGCAAAAGTTCGAGCAGATGATCAAGCCAAAGTTCAAATGCAGACACTGTTAAATGATGTGAACACTGTGGCGGCATTGAATCAAACAGATGTTTCACAAGGTTATCCGACAGATTTAGTGGCGGCATATTTGAGAAAATATGTTGAACCTAGACATCCTGAGGCTTTCAAAAGAATGGATGCTCAAGGAGACTTGAGAAAGATGTTCCCACCAAAAGGAAAAGTTGATGCCAACACTTTAAAATCGCATCTAAGCAAAGTTGCTCAAGAATTAGGCAAAGTGGATCTGTCACCAGAACCACAAGCAAAACCACAAGCACAAACACAGCCACAAGCACAACCACAAACACAAAATTCATCAATAGATTATAAGGAATCATTAACTAACAAACTTCAATCCAAATTGAAAGAGTCTAAAAACACTTGCAAGGATTGTGGCAAACCAACATGGGAAACACTGGACGAAGCAGAAAAGCAAAAAGGTGTGGACGGCAAAGTGTGTTGGAAAGGCTACAAGAGAATGGGCACCAAGATGAAGGGTGGCAAGCGAGTAGACAACTGCGTACCAATCAAAAAGAAAAAATAACATCATGCTGATCAGAGAGATCACAGAGAAATGGACTAAAAAGTACAAAAAGTCCATCAACTGCGCCAACCCCAAAGGTTTTTCTCAAAAGGCGCACTGTGCTGGACGCAAGAAACGTAAGCACTGATTTTTAAACTTCCAATAAATACATTACCATTAACTATGAGGAGGCAGTGTCTTGAACTTTGTTGCGAATGTACCATATATCAAGTGTTGGGTAAGAAAAGAATACGTACACGACTTCCAGCGTGGGCATGGTGAATTCATTGAAGCAGTCTTAATAGCAGTCAAATCGGTTCAAGGCAGAGCACTGATGTTTGAAGCATACTTGCCAGAGTATGGTGCCTGCTACGATAAATTTCCAATATCAGCATTTGTTTGGAGAACAGACATCAAAGAAGAAGAACAACTTCCACTGAGCACACTGGAACTGTGGGATTCATTCAGTTCTAACATTCAGGTATGGACCAAATCAATGTTGAAAAATTGTGATGTGGAAATCATGTTGAACGGTGGCGGCAGAATGAAAGGTGAATATCTTTTTACCATTGATGCTTGTCACGGTGATCCTAACACTGTGAACACAGGAGTATCAGAAGTACCATCAGAACACAAACAACACAATTTTGGTAGACTGGAAAATGGACAATACTTTGCTCAACCCAACAATAGAATGCTTTGGTTTGAACAATCACTCACAGCATCAGAATTGAAAAGACCAGACTTCCAAGTCAGTACCAAAGAGTTTTTCTGCGAAAATGAAAGCACATTAACTTTTGGTGATTCCAACGATTATTTCTACCAAGAAAAAGACAGTCCAGCCAAAAAATAAACTTGACATCTCCATAAAAATTAAGTACAATGTAGGCTTACACAAGGAGAACTTATGAGTTTAAAAGGAACAAAAACATCTGAAAACTTACGAGCCGCATTTCAAGGCGAATCGGAAGCCAACAGAAGATATCTTTACTTCGCACAGAAGGCTGACATCGAGGGCGCCAATGAAGTGGCACAAGTGTTTAGAAGCACAGCAGAAGGTGAAACAGGACACGCACACGGACATCTAGAATACTTAGAAGAAGTGGGAGATCCAGCAACTGGAGAACCTATGGGTAGCACTGAACAAAATCTTTCATCTGCTATCAAAGGTGAAATACATGAATATACAGATATGTACCCAGGCATGGCAAGAACAGCCAGAGAAGAAGGATTTGAAGAAATTGCTGATTGGTTTGAAACACTAGCCAAAGCAGAGAAATCACACGCAGGTAAGTTTCAAAAAACACTAGACGCTTACAAGAGTGCTTAATTTTTTTGGAGCGGCAATTAAGTCGCTCCATTCAACCACAAGGAGAACAAAATGGCAGGCAGAACATACGGTCCAGAAGAACAAGCAAAATTGAAAAGAATCATTGATGAAGGTGCTAATGTGCTTTCAGAAGTGGAAGATTTAAATGCAGGATTAAAAGACACTGTGAAAGCAGTGGCAGAAGAATTAGAAATCAAACCAGCATTGATCAACAAGGCAATTAAAATTGCTCACAAAGGTGAATGGGGCAAGTATTCAGACGATTTCGATTCATTGGAAAACTTGATTATCGCAGTTGGCAGAGACAAATAAAATAATTGGCTATTTCAAACAGTCATACAATCAAGATAGATTGTGTTTCTGGTTGGAGATGGTCAGCACCATGGTTAATATTATTGCCAGCATGACATTGGCATTGAATGCCGCGGATCCAGATATGCGTATTGTGTATCCATTCTTTTTGGTTGGATCAGGATTGGCAATCTATACATTTTACAGAAGAAGATTGATTTGGCCCACCATGTTGGTGTGCTATTTTTTCTGTGCCAATATTCTGGGATTCAGTGTAGCAATGGGGTGGATATAATGAAGTATATGGTTGACATTGACGGCACAATTTGTTATAATGAAAACAGCAATTACGAAGACAGCCGACCAGATCCTGTGCGTATTGCTAAACTGAATAAGTTGTACGATGATGGTCACGAAATACATTATTGGACAGCACGAGGTGGTAATTCTGGCAAAGACTGGACAGAACTTACACATCAACAATTAAAAGATTGGAATGTGAAATACACTTCAATCACAATGAAAAAACCAGTCTATGACGTCTGGATTGACGACAGAGCCATTAATGCTAAAGACTTTTTTGATGGTTACGAGATTAGAAAAACTATTGAAGGAATTTAAATGAGAATAGATTACAACATACACCTAGACTACTCAGATGTACTGCTACAACCCAAAAGATCAACATTGAGTTCAAGACGTGATGTGGATATATTGAGAGAGTTCAAATTTAAAAACAGTGGCAAGACACTTTCTTATGTGCCGATCATGGCATCAAACATGGATGGTGTTGGTACATTTTCCATGGCAAGAGTGTTACAGGAATACAAAATGTTGACTGTGATTAGAAAACACTACACTCTAGATGACTGGAAACAAGCCGCAGGCACAGGAATGAAATTCAAATATGTATCTGCCTGTGTTGGAACAGGTGCCATATGGGACGAGAACGCACAGGACTATCAAACACTCAAACAAGTAATGAGTGCATTTCCAGACATACCTTGTATCACAATTGATGTTGCCAATGCTTATCATGAATCATTTGTGGATTTTGTTGATAGAATTAGAACAGAATATCCAGACAAAGTGCTCATAGCAGGCAATGTGGTTACACCAAACATGACAGAAGAATTGATCATCAAAGGTGCAGACATTGTAAAAGTTGGAATAGGTCCAGGTTCAGTGTGTACCACAAGAACACAAACAGGTGTAGGTGTTCCACAATTTTCTGCCATTATGGAATGTTCAGACGCCGCAAATGGAGTTGGTGGACACATCATTGCTGACGGTGGTTGTACACAACCAGGAGACATTGCCAAAGCATTGGGCGGAGGTGCTCATTTTGTGATGTTGGGTGGAATGTTGGCAGGACACGATGAAGGTGAAACAGAATTAAGAGATGGCAAGAGATATTTCTACGGAATGAGTTCAGAATCCGCATTTCAAACACACGGCGCAAGAAAAGATGGATACAGAGGCACAGAAGGTAAAACAGTGGTGCTGGACGACAAAGGACCTGTCAAAGACACTGTGGAACAGATACTGGGCGGAGTAAGAAGTACCTGCACTTATATTGGAGCAAGAAGAATTAAAGATATGCCTAAAGCGGCACATTTTGTAAGAGTTAACAATGTGATCAACAGAGTATTTGATAGGTTTGAATCTAAATAATATGGACAAGGCAACAACAGGCAACAAACTGAAATGGATAGCAACAGCAATATTAATTGTAGGCACTTTTGTAAACGCAGGCTTTCCTGAATTATATCCGGTAGGACCATTGCTTTTGGCAATGGGTGGAGTAATTTGGTTAATTGTATCCTTCCTATGGAAGGAACCGGCACTCATTGTAACAAATTTAGTCTTGACAGCAATGGGTTTCGGAGGTATACTATTATATTATTTAAGGTAAGGTTTAATCAGCCACAAGTGATAGCAGGTATTTTGTCAGCCACAAATGACAAAAAGGAAAACATATGAGTTACATAGACGGATACTTTGACAGACAAGCCGACATCATAAGAGTCGTTGAAAGACAGAACGGCGAAAGAGTATTCAAAGAATATCCAATCAAATACACATTCTATCACGAAGATCCAGGCGGAAAATATAAAAGTTCAACTGGAAAATCTCTCAGCAGAATTGTGTGTAAAAACACCAAAGACTTTCACAAAGAATTAGCCATCAATAGAAACAAAACACTGTATGAATCTGACATCAATCCTATATTTCAATGCTTGAGTGAAAACTATCTCAATCAAGATGCACCAGATTTAAACATTGCTTTCTTTGATATTGAAGCAGACTTTGATCCTGAAAAAGGATTCAGTCAACCCAGTGATCCATTCATGCCCATCACCGCAATCACAGTTTCATTACAGTGGTTGAATACCATAGTTACTTTTGCTATGCCTCCCAAAACAATGGACATAGAAGAAGCCAAAGAAATCACCAAAGGCATAGACAATCTTTATCTATACAAAGATGAAGCAGAAATGCTGAAAGCATTCTTAGATATTATAGAAGACGCTGACGTGATATCAGGTTGGAATTCAGAAGGCTATGATATGCCTTACATCATCAATAGAATTAAGAAAGTGATGAGCAAAGACGACACAAGACGTTTGTGTTTGTGGAAACAGATGCCTAAGAAAAGAACATTTGAAAGATACGGCAGAGAACAAGAAACTTATGATCTGGTGGGCAGAGTGCATTTGGATTCATTAGAACTTTATAGAAAATACACATATGAAGAAAGACATTCATACAGATTAGATGCCATAGGAGAACATGAAATAGGAGAAACAAAAACTGTGTATGAAGGATCTTTGGATCAACTGTACAATCAAGATTTTAGAACATTTGTGGAATACAACAGACAAGACGTGGCACTGCTGGACAAGTTGGATCGTAAGTTGAGATTCATAGCATTGTCAAATGAACTGGCACACGCCAACACTGTGTTACTACAAACCACACTGGGAGCAGTGGCAGTTACAGAACAAGCAATTATAAATGAAGCACACAGACGAGGAGTGCAGGTTCCTAATAGACCTAAAAGAGATGACGAGTCAACCACAGCCGCAGGTGCTTATGTGGCATATCCTCAAAAAGGACTACACAGTTGGATAGGATCGATGGATATTAATTCACTGTATCCGTCTGTGATTAGAGCACTGAACATGGCTCCAGAATGTGTGATAGGACAATTGAGACCAACTCACACAGATGAATACATTGAAGAACAGATGACGCTACAGAAGAAATCATTTGCTGGTGCTTGGGAAAATCATTTCGGCACACTGGAATATGATGCTGTGATGGAGCAACGCAAAGATGTTTCGATTCATGTGGACTGGGAAGATGGCAAATCAGAAGTGATGAGTGGCGCAGAGATTTACAAGATGGTGTTTGATTCCAATGCTCCAATGATGATGAGCGCCAACGGCACACTGTTTACCAGTGAGTTTGAAGGTGTAATACCAGGATTGTTAGCACGTTGGTACAAAGAAAGAAAAGAAATGCAGGCAATGTTGAAAAAAGCCAAAGAGGCAAAGAATGATGCTGAAATAGAATTTTGGGACAAAAGACAACTTGTTAAAAAAATTAACTTGAACAGTTTGTATGGTGCTATCTTAAATCCAGGTTGTAGATTCTTTGATAAACGTATTGGACAATCAACCACACTGTCAGGCAGACAGATCAGCAAACACATGGCGGCAAAAATTAATGAAGTGATCACAGGCGAATACAATCACGTAGGCAAAGCAATAATATATGGTGATACAGACTCTGCCTATTTTTCTGCATATGAAGTTCTTAAAAAAGAAATAGACGCAGGACAAATACCTTGGACTAAAGAAAGTGTGGTTAAACTGTATGATCAAGTAGCAGGTGAAGTTAATAATTCGTTTAAGAGTTTTATGGGCAAGGCGTTTCATTGTTCAAGATCAAGAGCAGAAGTTATTCAAGCAGGTAGAGAGAGTGTGGCAACATCAGGATTGTTTATCACAAAGAAAAGATATGCCATATTGATATATGACTTGGAAGGATTTAGAACTGATCAAGAAGGCTCACCAGGTAAGATCAAAGCAATGGGTCTTGACTTGAAAAGATCAGACACTCCTGTTTATATACAGGACTTTTTATCTGAATTATTATTAATGGTGCTGACAGGCAACACAGAAGAAAAAGTGTTGGACAGAATCACACAGTTTAGAAATGAATTTAAAACCAGACCAGGTTGGGAGAAAGGTTCTCCACGTAGAGCCAACAACATTGGAGAATATGCTAAAAAAGAAGCACGTCAAGGCAAAGCCAATATGCCAGGACACGTGAGAGCCAGTATCAATTGGAACACACTGAAGCGTATGAATGGAGACAAATACTCTCAAGAAATTATGGATGGTATGAAGGTAATTGTGTGTAAACTCAAAAAGAATCCATTGGATTATACCAGTGTGGCATATCCAACAGATGAATTGAGACTGCCTCTATGGTTCAAAGAATTACCTTTTGATGATGCCACAATGGAAAGCACTGTGATTGATAACAAATTGGGCAACTTGTTAGGTGTGCTGGGCTGGGACATAAAATCAACAGAAAGCAACAACACGTTCAACAACCTATTTGATTTTGGAGGATAGATGGCTGTACACGGAATGATAGATTTGGAAACACTGAGCACCAGACCAGATGCCACTTTGTTGACACTGGGTGCTATCAAATTTGATCCTTATACAGATACGGAACCACATACAGGGTTATATCTAAGAGTGAATGTGGATGAACAGAGTGAACTTGGTCGTCATGTAGACGAAGGCACACTGGAATGGTGGGGCAGACAAGATGAAAAAATTAGAGAAGAAGCACTGGGA